GACACCCATCATAGCAACTGAAGGTGGGACCCAAACAAGCTGACCGTTGTCATCTCTCGCCTGAACCCAAGGATAGAAAGTGGAGCCATAGCTTGAATCAATTCTACGATTTTTAAGATCAACTGCGCGCTGAGTTGGGTTAGCAGGGATCCTACTAGACCTATCAGCATAGTAAGCCTCATGTGGCGGAATGTAAACATTTGAAAGATCAATAACAGCTAATGCGTCTGCTCTCTCTTCACAAACATCAATCATGTGACCAGTAAGAGTGTCGTTTGTAAGACCTGGGACCGCAAGAAGGTTCATGTCAATAAACTCAGGATCGGCTACGGTGTCAATAGCTCTCTTAATTGTATAGAAAGCATAGCTATTTTCATCAGTAGCAGAAGACATACCAGCATTGTAGAAAGGATCGGGCTTAACAATGTCAACACCATCAAAGCCACCCCAGAATGGAGCGGTAAATCTATTGATGTCCGCATCAAGAAGCGTCTCATAAGTGTTTGTTCCGCGTGCGGTTGTACTTGTTCCTAATTGGCGAGAACCAGAGACATAGTTATAAACTGGTGTAGAAGCATTTGAACCACTAACATCATCTAATGTAAAGACATAAGAAAAGCCAGAGATACTGGAATCGGAGGCGTTAAAACTAGCAGCAGTGACATCGGATGGAACATTATTTGAATTACCAAGACCAGCGTAAAGAAGACGATGAATGTCAGCAACACTTCTATCAATCGCATTACTTGAAGCCTCTCTTGTTGTTCTAAAACCAAAGTAAGCTTTTGTTTGATCAGTAATTCCACCATCGGTAGCTTTGCTTCTTAGAGAATCCTCTGGGTAAAAGAAACTAGCAGTAGCAGCAATAGCATTAAAAGAAGAAGAAATACTAACTCCGCTGGTATAACCTGGAAGTCCGGATCCGATTTTTAAGAAAGTATAGAGTGGAGTACCAGTAGCCATCCCCACGATTCCGGAGTCCGCGTATGTTGGAGGACCAAAGTAACCAAAAGGAAGAAGTGTTGGGTTTAGACTTCCTTCCGTAACCTCTTGGTTTAAATCAACTCTAACATACTTAGAGTTATTAGGATAAGAGTTGTATCTCTTAAGTCTGCGTTCTGTATTATCCCACTCCTCATACATGTCGCCAATAACTCTAGCAATAAAGTTTGGAGAAGAAGGGTTAAGATTACAATTATCAAATCTCTCTAAAACCTGAACAGCATTATCAGTATCATTAATGTGTCTAAGAACAACAGAAAATGTGCCATACTCATCAGTGGTAGTATTTGATTGTTTAATTTGCTCAATAGAAACCTTAACATTTTTGTGCAACCATTCGCCGTGCCCTCTACCAATAAGCCTAAAGAGCTTCTTAGCCTCATTCGCCTGGAAAGAAGAATTGTCACCTAAATCCTGACCAATAAACCATCCGGCAATTGCCTCTTGGGATGGTGTGCCTTTCATTTGATGGGGTCCGGTGGTGGCAGCACTACCAGAGGAAATGCCGGCAATAAAGCCAACCAACTGCCCACTTACGAGGGTCTTATCTCTAAGGTACTGTTCGAAGGTCTCACCAAGCCAATAATCTTCGTAAGATGTTGAAGCATAAAATGTTCCCGGAGTAGAGGATAATAAAGGATTAGTGTTTAATCTTCTACGAATAAAATCTGCACTTCCATCATTTAAATTAATTTTGTATTTTTCTTCACCATTGGTTGTTCCACTAACAACGAGATTAAAATTACCATTGGCGTCACTTTTAATAATTGTGGAACTAGCTTGAATACCAAACGAAGAGGTTCCAGCAATTGTTCCCGAAAGAGCCAAAGAACCACTTTGTACATAAACAATAGCACCTAAGTGGAAGCCTTTAGCACTACCAGTAAAAAGACCATCTGTTGCAGCATCACCATCACCATCAGCAACGAACAAACCAAATGCGCCACCGGCAGCGGTGCCGTTGTGAATTGGAACAGTTTGAACGGAATTCTTTTCTGTCCTCCAGCCAGCTTGTGCGTCTGCCGTTCCGTCATTATCAGAGGACTGCTGTCCTAAAAGTCTAACGTATGTGAGAGGAGCTACGTTTGCATTCAAGAAAGCTTTAGCGGCATAAGTACCATACATTGGTGATTGATAGTTGCCATCACGATAGACATCACCACCAGCGTTTCCTGGCACAGTGTCTCCAAAGTTCTCAATGTATTGAGAAAAAGACTCAACCTTGACAGGCCTCATTCCAATACCATGGCTTGCACGACCAATCACAACTGGACCAATAGCATCGGCAGTTCTAGATCTGAAACTATTATCAATCTCGTTGATGAAAACACCTGGAGATACAAACTTAAAGCTTTTAACAGACATTATAAAAATCCTCTCTTATAAAAATAGTGTATAAATAAAACACAACTATACATAAATAGTAAAACTTAAATCAAAAGTCTTCATGACCAATAGAAAAACTCACATCATTTCACGAAGTTATTTCATCATCAGGAACAGTTGATTCTCTAGGGTATGTAATTTCAATGAAATTCTCTTCTACTCTTACGATTGGTCTATCGTCGTTTTCCCCTTCTCCAATTAAGTACCCCAATACTCTAAAAGTTATTTCCGATGTAAAGAGTCTAACATCTTCGCCCAAATTATTTACATTATTATTATGAGTAAATCCCTGTTCAAAAAACACTTCATAAAGATGGCCATTTCTACGCAACACAAATGAATTAATTTGTCCTGTTCTGGTCATAAATGGAGCTAATAACTCATTCATCTGTTGTTGGTATTCTGTTTTTAAAATTACTTTATAATTAACATTTATGTAAACTGGTATTGGGATCGACAAAGATTTAACAATTATTTTTGAATTAGATCTTGGGTAGTAAGCCTGGGTAGTGCCACCTGTAGAAGTTCCAGCGCTAATGTTGCTGGCAACAGCAAAGTTTCTTGTCTTATCTTTAACAATTTTTTTAGCAATAACCATCCTACCAGTTCTACCGTTTTTATCATTTGAATAGAGATTAGCCTGGAAGCCGCCCTTTCTATTTGGATCTTTAGTTATTCCAGTTCTCTCTAGACTAATAACAGGCAAAATAATTGATCCAGCATCATCTCTCAAATCCTTGTTATTTTTTATCTGAAACGCCCTCTCTGGGGTTTGCCAAAAAATAGGAACTTTTTTCCACCCCTCATTAGTTGTGGCATGCAATTCTAAATCCTCTTTAAGCCAGTTAAGAACGGCAGCATCGATGTCCTCAATGGTAGAGGACAACATTCCTATTTCTCTTAGGTTTAATTCTGTCCCAGCGGGTATTTGTGCAAAATCAAAATTATTAGGTAGCATCAAAAAGTCCTTTTCTTGCTTTACGGCATTTAGCAGAAATTTCAAAAGAATGATCTACTTGTCCAAATAGATTTTTAGGCTTACTTAAAGTTACAATCTCATAGTATTTGTCGCCATACAAAACAAAATCACCTTCGCGGACAAACAAATCTTGATCTTCTTCTAATCTACGTTTATGAAAATGAACTTGTATTTCTGACTCCGCATCAATACCAACACCTTCCATGTACTTTGTAGAGAACTCTGTAAACTCAACTAGTGCATAAACTCTAATAGGAGAAAGAAATGTCTTTTCAATTGCTTCACCATACAAATCGTGAAAAAGTGTTGTTTCTAGATCAATAGGATAGTAAAGAATTTGTTGTCCAACAACCTTTTCAATAAGTTCATCATTAACTTGCTTAACAAGGTCCCTCTCTTTCTTTCCAAAGAAGAGCGGAGGAGGCGGCGCTGCGGGTCTAGACCATTTATTGTCGGGCATTCAAAAATTATCCTACGAAGATTGGAAGAGGTGAATTTTTTAAAGCAGCCGCAGCAGCGTCTGTAATTTCTTGGTCATTCTTAGCAAGATCAATGTATTTCATCTTATCAAGCATTTCCATTAACTGGGACTTAAGTGCGTCTTGCTCTGCTTTTGCCTGAGATAATAACTCTGAATGATTAAGAGTTACAGTCTCACCAGGAATGGGCATTGTCGTAAACTTGCCACGGATCTGACCAAGCATCTCTTTACAGAGAGCAAGTCCATAATTTCTAATCCATTGCTTGCCGATAGCATTAATGTTTTCATAAGGAATGTTATCAAATGGCAAAGTGTTCATGTTGTTGATGCCATTGACTCCATCGTCATATCTATCGTTTTCTTCCCAAGCATCTCCCTGATCTACATAAAATTCAACCCAAATGCGATCATCTAAGCCATCAGCAAAGCCGTATTGATCTGGTTTAGGAAATAATCTTAGCATGTTATCTTTGATTTCATAAGAATAATGTGATGTTCTAGTATAAATTGAATCCTCATACATTATTGCTTGAAGTTTATTTTGCCAAGTTGGGATAATTTCAAAAGTTGAATCATCAGAAAATTGTCCGTATGTTGAATAGTTGCCCACAACACCGATTCCACCATAGTAACCATAAAACCTCCACATGGCTCTAGGGGATCTATAAAAAACTCTGGTGATAATAACTCTTTTGTTTCCTATTTTGCCCTCAAATGGGACTGAATCACCAGCATCATTAGTTCCTGTAGCCGATGAAGAGGAAAGAATTGTTTGTAAATCATAATCTTGAACGCCTTTCGTTGGAGCGAAAGATCCTGAGTAAATTCTAGTTGTCCCGCCAAAGCCGGCTGCAGTTGCGACAGAATCACCAATGCGACGAGCATACGCAAATTGGAATCTTGGATATTTAAGGTTTACGTTAGAAGGTCCGGTTTTAATTTCACCTTTATGATCGAATGTGCCTGTTGTCATGCCAAGAAAATCAGACATAACATTCTGACTCTGATGTAAATTAATAATGTAGGAATATTCTAATACAGCTTCCTCGTAGGCTGAATAAACATTGGCTGGTGTCAATTCAATGTCTACAACATCACCACCAAGTTTTTTAAAAACATAAGCAACCTGTAGGGCAGCACCACTAAGAAAGTCTGTGGAGCCTGTGTAAATTCCAAAAGGAACTGCGGAGGCTACTAAATCTGCGGAGCCAGTTGAAGTCAGTATAACAGTGCTTGTTTCTGAGATTGGATCAATTTGTCTAGTTGGCATGTAACTTTTTCCTTCTCAGTAAATAGTCTTTTATAAAACAAAACTCCCCACCATGTGGTGGGGAGCAAAGCATCTGTTTTATTTGTTTTTAGTTATTGCTTTTTTTGTTGTTTTTTTCGCTGTTTTTGTTGAAGTTTTTGGCTTTTTTGGTTTATCTTGCGAATTATCAACATTAAGAGCCTCTTGCGCTCTTTTAGCTACTCTGAATGATTTATTCATAATTTATCCTTTTACACATCATCAAACTGTGTAAAACCATGGAGCCTAAGCACATATTTACCAGCAGTAAAAGCTGTGGCAGCAGCACCATTGGATCCAGAATTAAACAAATAAAGATACTTAGTGTCTAAGCTAGCGTCATCTAAAGCAAAAGCATCATTTCTACCAATAGCAGGTGTCTGGGCGGCGATAACAACCGTACCCTTGTCCAGTGCCAAAGCATTAGAGGCACTTAAAGCAGAATCTTGCACTAATCCAATTTTAATAGTGGATGGGCCAGCGGGCGCCTCAACACAAATAAGTTCACCACTTGTAATAATACCCTGATCAAATCCACATCGAATGATCTGAGCGTTCTGATGAGGCTCTGCCGAGGAACTAACACCGATAATTCTGCCAACCGCAGAAGCGCTATAGGCACTAGCAGCACCATTTGAGGATGCCAAATCAATTAAAACCTCAGTTGTGATCCCATTGCCGTCACGCATACGAGTAACGCCATTTGGACTTGGAATTGCACCAGACATAGCTGGACCTGCGGAGGATGTTAATCTCTCACCAGAACTATTAATTGAAAATAGCCTCTTTTTACTTAATCTTCTTGCCATAATAATTTCTCCTTATTTAATTGTTATTGCAATAACTTGTTTTACTCAATGATTTAATACCAGCCACCTCGGTATTAAATCTTTCTATGGGCAGTGGCCTCACCCAAAGGAGAATAACCCAAGTTAAAGTAATTAGTGCTCTTAAAACAAAAAACCTCCTCATTCTTTGAATGAGGAGGCTTAGTTTAGCTATCGCTTAGCTATCAGGAAGCGTACTCTTCACCGAGGAGACCACGACAGATAACGAGCCCATACATGTCTGGACGAACCATCTTCTTGGCATAGCGAGTCATAACGCCCTTACGTGGGACGAAATCTTCAGGCCCAAAGATGGTTGGTGTTGTCTGGAGTGGAACGTATGGAGCATACACATAACCGCTCTCAAGGAAGCTGTTACCACGACGACCAACGAGAATGATGTTGCGTGGGAAGTATGGGTCAACGATGACATCAAACTTCTTGCTAAGAGAACCAACGTTCACGGCACCAATGGAGCCGGTCTCAGCGTCAGCAGTAACGCTAGCACGGAAACCAGCAGTGAACTCAAGGATGTTGGCAACTTCTGGTCCGCAGACGATGAAGTTAGCACCACCACGAAGAGTCTTGCGGTGAATCTGAGCGGAAACATCGTTGATGGTCTCAACGAGTGTCTCGTACCACTCGGACACTGTACCAGTGAAGTCTGGAGCAGCGGTAGAAGCACCAAGCTCAGCACCGGTCTCACGGTTCACGAAGAGACCTGGGGAGCGGGACCAGTAGTAGGTAGCAGCAGTAGCACCATTCACGAGGTCAGCAAGGATCTCGCGGTCAATCTCAAGAGCAATCTGCTCGGAGAGAATGCTGGTAAGCTCGGTCTCAGCGTCGAGGTTGTGGTAAGCGTTGAGGTCCTGACCCAACTCTGGTGTCCACTTAGCCTTGAGCTTCTTGGTCTGAGCGGTAACAGCAATGCTGTCCACCTTGATGTCGATCTCTGGGATGTTGGCATTACCTTCAAGTCCCCACTCAGCAGCACCAACAACAGAACCAGCAGCGTTGCTAGCAGAGATGGTGTCGCGAATTGGGAAAGCAAGAGTGTCAGCAGCAGACACAGCAGCCGGGGCTGCAGGGCTTGTGACCTCTGCATCCAAGCTGCTACCAGCAGTCTGAACAAAGAAGAAGCGAACAGCCTCAACAGAGAGACCTGTATCCGCAGCAGCGACCATGTGGGAGAGACGACGAACCTGAGTAAGAGCAGTGTTAGCCTGAGTCTCAACTGTTGTCTGAGTAAGAGCTAATGTGAAAGCAGAGAGATTATCAAAATCAGCCTCACTGCCATGTGTATCAGTGACAACGGACTTCTTAACATCAAGAGCAATAAGTCCTGTTCCATCAGTAACAGCAAGAAGATCAGGATCAAAACGAACTGTTTTCTTCTGATCATTACTTAAAGTGCCATCAAGATTAAAAGCTCTATGAACTTTCATCGAAGCGATTGCAAGCTCAGCAGCAGAACCGGTTGGGGAGCCGTAAGCATAGCCAGTAGCACCAACACGAAGCGGTCCACCGCCCTGGCCAACGCCACGCTCATCTACCAAGCTAATACCACCGGTAATCTGAGAAGCAACACGATTAGCACCATAAATAGACTCATCAGCATCATTGCCAAATCGACTAGTCATGGTTCCTGACTCTCCAAGATTTGGCGAGAACACGAAATCGAGGAAGAAGATGAGCCCACTTGGGAGACTCATTGGCTGAACGCTAACGAGATCATTAGCAATCAAGCCTGCAAAGACACGACGGACGATTGGGAATGCAACAGCAGCAAAGCCCTCAACGTCGCCAGCGGCCATGCTGGTGGACTCACGGAGAAGCTCTTTTGCCTGGTTCTCAAGCAAACGAGCCATGGAAGCCTTCTTGCGATCTTGGTCAAGACCCTCAAGAAGTCCTGTGCGCTCCCACTTGGTGAGAAGAGCATTGCTCTCCGCACGCATGTCACGGTTGACAACACCTTCGGTCAACCTTTCAATAATACTAGCCATTTTAAATTTACCTCCTATAATATGTTTATTTAATTCCGGCTAAACGTTTCATTCGCTCTGCGAATGCATCTTGTTTAGGTGTGCTCTCAGCACGAGAAGCACGAATAACAGAAGT